AAATTCCCCTGGGTACACCTGAGAATGGCCCGATTGATTGTAAAGCATATCGCTTTGCAATTCGATCAGCGTCCAATCCCCTATTGAGCAAATACGCTCGATCTCGTTGGCTAAGGGCAACAAGACCTGTAGGGGGTGTGTATTCTCCATACCTGACAAGGCTGCTGCTAATATCCGGTGCAGCGAAGGCTCGGATTTGCTTGAGTTCATCGAGGTTTTCCCTGGTAAGTAGGCGAAGTGCGTAAAGAACGTCTTTCTTTCCGCACTTGTAACAGTTGGCGCGAGAAAAGTCGTTCTTGATACCCAAGTGGTTTTTCTGCCCGTGGCAGAAGGGGCACTTGGTATTTGTCCAGCCCAGACGATAGTGGGGGTCGTCTGGGCCTGCGACCGATATGTTATGCCTTTGAAGCAGATCCGTTGGTGTCATTGTACTCGTTCATCAATCGGACGAAGGGTAACGATTCACCTTGGCTCTTAGCGATTCCATGCAGGAATTGCTGGAACTTAGGGTGGTTGACCTCGAACTTGCGGAACTTCTGAGAGAAGGTTCCGCAGATTCGCTCGAACCACAAGAACGCAAACTCACTTGCCGGTGGCAAGTGAGTCACCAGCGTCTCGGCTACTCCGGTCTTTTGTTTCAGATATGAAACAAAAGCATCATAGGTATCCATGCAATGCTGGATGTACTGAGGTTCGATTGTGTTTTCCAAACGGCCAAGGACTTCCTTGGCCGTATCGGAGACAGGATAGTCATCCAAGGCTATCTTCTGCTGAGCGAGCAATTCTTTGTACTTGTGTCGCAACAACGAACTGGAAATGTTCTTGACCGCCTCAGGCTGTTTCCTCAGCCATGTCAGCATCTTGTCGATGTCGGCATAGCTGTAGGTCTTGAGCAGTTCGTTGAAGTCCTTCAACGAACTGTACTGGCCCCCGCTGACCTTGATATGCTTCCGGCGAAGCCGGACAGCAGGGGATTCCGTTTTGGGTTGGTCTGGTTCAGGTGGCAGTAGTGGCATGATGCGCAGGTGGGTGGAGGTTTCCTTTGTCGTCGCGAGTCCATCCGTTGAGGATCTTCTCGATGTGTTCTCGGGTCGATTCAGAGTGATCGTTGTCCCAAGCGTCGATCAACTGCACTCGGTATGCGTCTCCATCCGGACGAACCGCCACTTCCATTCCGCAGATGTCTATCGAAACGTAGGTAATGGGAACTGAGTAAATCTCGACCCAAGTAATCTTGTGCCAAGGTAGCAGCTTTTCGCAGATTCGTTCCACTACTCTAGCTGCGCCGCTTCTGACTGTCGGTTTTCTTGGATTAGCCATTTTGAGTTTCCAGTTGTTTGAGTTTCGGTTGTAGTTGTTCCATTGAGGCTCGCAGTTTCCTGCGATCCTCAATCTCCTGTTTCCTGGCTTTCTTGAGCCGTTGTACCGGTACAAAGAGCTTTTGACCATCGGTCAAAGCTCTTTCCAAAATGACAGTCATCAGATCCTCGACTGTGCAATCCAGTTGGATTGCCAGCGTCTTGATTCCGACAACCAATCGTTCTGGCAGTCGGTTGACCGTCAATGCCTTAACCTTTGGCTTTGTTAGGTCGTGCTTTACCACTTAATAGTCCTCCTGTCTTGGATAAGAGTAAATCTAGTACAGGCATCGTCGCGGCCTGTCGGCCATCGATGATGCTGTTTGCAACTTGTTGTTTGGTTTGGATCGCTTGGCAGATACGTTCTTCGACCGTCTCTGGGACGACCAAGTAGTAAATGTCGCAATCCTCTTTTTGGCCGATGCGGTGAACGCGATCCGCACCTTGAGCCATTACCGCTGGTGTCCACCACATCTCGGCATTAGCAATCGTGCTTGCCGCTGTCAGCGTCAAGCCTACTCCCGCCGCTTTAATGTTGGCTACCATCAGCTTGCATTGTGGATCGGTCTGGAACCGATCCACAATGCCTTGGCGTTTCTTGGTCGGAGTAGAACCGTCGATGACGACGACGTTCTGCTCCGGCAAGATTCTACGCTTGAGAACATCGACCATCTGCGTGTGAACCGCAAAAAGAATCAACTTCTCTTTGGGATTGTCACGGAAGAACTTTCGTGACCAATCCACTACGGCGCGAGCCTTTAGCCTGCTAGTAAGTCTTAGCAGAACGCCAAGCCGTGTGACAGCTTCGGCTCTCTGCGCGGAGCTAACACTGCCGTACTTGGTGTTCTGTGCAAGCCACCCGAGGAAATCTTCCTCGGCGGCATCGAGTTCGCTCCGGTCGTCCAAGTGCAGAGGTATGACGATCATTTTCTTTTCTGGGAGATCAAGTACGTCCTCTTTGAGCCTTCTGAGCATAAACGGCTTGATCTTCTCGTGCAGTTCCTCAAGGTTCTTGGCTCCCTTGTATTCCCATCCCCAATGCGTCTTTCGCGGATCGCAGTAGCGAGTCGCGTAAGCCTGCCAGCTTGGAAATAGCTCAGGTCGGATGATGTTCAGAATAGGCCAGAAATCGGCAGGTCGGTTCATAACCGGCGTGCCGGACATTCCGATTACCTTGGTCGTCATGCGGCTAAGGTACTTAGCCGCCTTGGTTCGATTGCTAGTTCGATTGCTGAGGTTGTGTATCTCGTCGAAAGCGATGCACTTCCACTGGTAGCGGCCCAGTAAGGGCCGCTGATCGTAGAGGATGTCGTAGTTGACGATGACAGCAGGCGGCAGGTCGTCGGGCAAAGTCGCAAGCGACTTGCCTTCGATGACCAGCGAGTCTGCTCCGGCCCACATCTTAAGTTCTCGCTGCCAGTTTCCCTTTAGGGAAGCTGGACAGACGATTAACATAGGCCAGAGACTCTGGCGGGCCGCCAGAGTCGAGACTTGGCAGGTTTTTCCCAAGCCGGGTGCGTCTGCAAGTAGAATTCCGCCGTGGACTTTAGCCATAAAGTCCACGCCTTGTTCTTGGTACGGGAACAGTTTATGTTTCGCCATCCTATTCCTCAAACAAGTAGCCAATAAACCACTCAAGGGCTCGTAGGCCGATATAACCAAGAACGAAAGAGGACAGCACAAAGAACGTACAGAACCCGACTTCTTGCCAATCCAGTTGTAAGAATCCGATCATCCTCGCACTCCTTGTGCCTTACCGGCCTTCTTGAGTTCCAAGAGTTCTTCTCGAATGATCGGGGTTTCTTTCGGAGCCTCAATCTTGAGGCGAATCCGATTGCCACGCCCAATCGAAACTACGGTGATCTTGATGTTGTTGCCAATGAAAATTGATTCACTGGGGCCACGAGTAAGTGATAGTCCTGCCATGTCTAAACCCTTTCCAAAACAGAATCGAACGCCTCGGCGATTCGATTCTTGCCCCAACCCGCTTCGACAAGAGCGTTCTCCACGCTCTTGCGAATCGTCTTGTGTTTCTTGCCGCTAGCGGCAAGATCCAAGGCAAGTCGAACCACCACCGACGAATCGTCGTCGGAATTTTCTTCGGGGATAGCCACCGCACCATCGCACACTACCTCAGAATTGCTCTTGACGCAGGATCGCACTTTGCGAGATCGCAAAGTCGTGATGATTTGGCGTGTTACCACCATATAAATATACGTTGTGAGTTTGGCCTTTTCCGGGTCGAACTTGGTGATTTTCTCTGAAACCGCCAAGTATCCATCGGAAATTGCATCGTCGATGTCAATTCGGTACTTCTTCGCTGCTACAATCGCGAAAACTTTGGCTAGTTGATACGCCTCGCTATAATCAGTCATGGTTTGCCTCCTATGGAATGAAACTGATGTGGTGTAGTGTATCGGGATGTTGTCTTGTTGCAATGACAATTTCCCACAATCGGGTGGAAAATGTCCAAAATAAACAAGAATTGCAATCTCGGAGACGTAGTGCGGGTGGTCTTTGATGACCACTCCGAGGGCGAGCAACACATCGTTTTTGAGGTTTTTGGGCGTGTTTTGCGGAAAGATAGGCGATCACTTGTGATCGCCTGCTGGAAATACGCAGACAACGACGACCAAGACGAAAACATGACGGCCTATACGATTCTCCGCGCGGCAGTGCGATCCATCGAAACCCTAACCCCAACCGAATCATGCCAAGCAAAATCGAAAAACCAGACTCCAAGCAACTCCCCCCGAAAGCGTGCAAATTCTGCTGCTTCTCGGCAGGTGGCGGTAAAGCCAGAGAGTGTAGATATAACCCCCCTCGGTCTACCGGATTCCCCCGAGTCCGTCACGACGACTGGTGTTCCAAGTACGAAGCCAACGACCACCTGATAGACGCTGAAATCCTGCGGAAAGCCGCAGAAGCACAGAAAAAACTTGAAATTGAGAAAGCTCTCAACCCCAAATGATCGTTGACTACTCGATTTATGTGACTGCCGAGGTAGGCAAGTGGGCATCGAACACTTACCCAGACGGTAAGAAGTGGATTGTGGAATTGCAGGGAGTATGCAAGGTTCGCAACCGCAAAGCTGCCTTGGTTCGAGGGGTGATTGCCGGTCTGTCGGACTTGGAACACAGATGCAACATCCATTTGTTTATTGACGACGATTCCCTGGTAGATATAATCGCAGAAATAGCTCTTGGGCTGAATCCACAATCCGCAGCGGGAATTGGGGATTCGGCCCTTGAGCGTTTAATAGAGGAAATCGACAGGCATAACGTAGTGTTGTGTTACTGGCCCAAGGATAGCAGGGCCAAGGCCCTGCGCAAACGATTGGATGAAATCTGATGGCTAAGAAAAAGTCGGCTAGTTGGACTCGGAAATCTGGGAAAGATCCAGAAGGCGGTTTGAATGGGGCCGGTCGCAAATCCTACGAACGGGAGAATCCAGGTTCGGATTTGAAGCGACCTGTATCGAAGGAAGAAGCCAAGCGGTCGCCGAAGGCGGCTGGGAGACGCAAGCGATTTTGCGCAAGGATGGAAGGCATGAAACGAGAGAATACCTCTGCCAAAACCGCCCGAGATCCCGAATCGCGGATCAACAAATCACTCAGGAAATGGGACTGCTGATGCTCGATCATTATCCAACCAACGCCTACGAACATGAAGCAGGGTATCTTACCCTGCTTCATTCAGTTTTTGCCTATGGTTCGCAACAGATGGATCGTACCGGTGTCGGTACGACCAGCATTTTCGGAGCGCAGATGCGGTTCGACCTCCGACGAGGGTTCCCCCTGCTTACGACCAAGCGATTGCCGTTTCGGCACATCGCCGAAGAACTATTTTGGTTTCTCCGTGGAGAAACCAACGTCAAGTCCCTGCAAGCCAATGGTGTCTCAATTTGGGACGAATGGGCGAAAGAGGACGGCGATCTAGGCCCGATCTACGGTAAGCAGTGGCGAGACTTCGGAGGAGTCGATCAGATCAAAAGCCTGATGGAAGGTCTGAGGGCAAATCCAAATAGTCGCCGACACATCGTATCGGCGTGGAATCCTGCGGAGATTCCAGACATGGCGTTGCCGCCTTGTCATACCCTATTCCAGTTCCACGTTGACCGGACATTCCTCGACCTGCAACTGTATCAACGAAGTGCCGATATGTTCCTGGGTGTTCCGTTCAACATCGCTTCCTACTCGCTCCTGCTGTCGCTCGCAGCAAAGACTCTAGGGAAGATCCCTCGGTACTTCATGCACACGCTAGGCGATGCGCACGTCTATCACAACCACCGTGATGCGGTCGATATGCAACTAGCTAGAGATCCCAAGAATGAGCCAATCTTGCAGATCAAGACTTGGCGAGAGAACCTGTGGGATTACACGTTCGAGGATCTCGAACTCTCAGGCTACGACCCGATGCCAAAGATCAGTGCCCAGGTAGCTGTCTAGCAGCTTCGACAACTTGCCCTTCAACGGTCTGACCATCTTCGATCATCAGACCGTCCATATCTAGCATACCTGCTTGCTTACAAGCAAGCAGGATCTTCGACTTGGTTTCTACGTCCAAGTCCAGCTTGGTGAAGTCGATGATCCCGTGGACGTGTTGAATCTGTCCGGTAACTTCGATTTTCTGCCCATACTGCTCTCGGTTGAGTCGTTCGTTGGCAAACATGACTGCCTTGGCATTGCCTGCTTCGACTAGATCCATCAACTTCGATTCGACGAAGTTTTTCTTCTGGAAGTAGACTTCATCCCAGAGTTTTGCAAACCGGGGATCGTCTTTGGCCCACTTGTCTAACTGGGCCTTGGAGATGTCTAGCATCTGGCAACAGGCGTTCAAATCGAAGCGAGTCACGCTAAGAGCGTGGACGAGCAGTCGTTGTTTGTCAAAGTCCCCTCGCGTTGCGAGGTTGTACATGACCGCTTCGCGGTCAGACTTCTCCTCGGAGAGTTCCTCCCAAAGCTCGCGTAGCTCCTTTGGAAGCGAGTTGCCGACGTGACGGGCAATCAGCCCGTTTCCGCCTCTGCTATCGGCTCCGGCCTTCCTAGCGGCCACAATCGCCCGATAGAAGGCCGGTTCGTTCTGCTTCCAGTCTTTTAGCTTGCCCTCGGTGATACCGAGGGCAGCGGCCAATTCCGGATCGCTAGTTGTTGTCAGCGCACAAGAAAACGCCTGCCAAATGCGGTCAGGCGTAAAGACGTTTGGATTTGTCTCAGACTCGGTACTCATGTGACCAATCCTAGCGAAAATCGCTAGGATTGGCAAGGATTACTTGCGAATCCGGCAATATCGATACCCAGAACTCCAAGTTCTGTACGGATACGTCGAGCTAGATTGAATGCTCACTAGATCGCTTCTTTTCCAAAAATTCTTCAACATCGTGCAATTTGCAATGACAAGCATAGCGAACGACCATGATGTCACGACGCTGTTCGTACCCCAGCGTTCGATAATGTTTGTGATGGCATTGTAGATTTTCTGTGGCTCCGCACATCTCGCAGGCTTTCGTTTGCTTTCTCCAATAGCGAGATTTTTTCTTCCACTCAATAGATCGTATGTACTCGTGATACTTCGGCCTCTGCTGCTTTTGCTTATTCTTTTTGCCTTTTTGCTTCTTGTTCTTCGGTTTCTTTCGATTTCTGGGACGCATCTTCGGAGCCGTCGTTTCCAACCATTCTTTGTAAGCCTCTTGCTTTTGTTTGAGCCCGTGTTGCTCATACCATTTTTCAAAGGCTTCTGGGCACACTAGACCAACTCCTTAACCCTAAGGTGGGGTTTCATGCCGTGTTTCAAAAACTCCTCGCGAATGACTGACTGTACACTTTGGCAATGTTCTTCTGGGACGATGAACTCGTCGTGGATGGTAATCATGGGAATCTTAGCCAGTCTTGGAACGACGGTCGAGATCAGGATGGATGACTCCATCCTCTGACACTGCCTAGCGACTTCCTGATGCCCATCTTTTTTGCCGGAAACCAGAAACCTAGCTATGGCCCCAAATTCGCGTTCTAACGCATCGTACTCGCACATGGCTGTCATCATACCAACACGCTCGAAAACGCATCGTATGAGGCCAATCTTGGCCTCCTGGCGGGTCTTTCCAGTCAGGCTCCCGATGTAGTCGTACAGTTCACCGGTTTTGCAGAGACTAAACCACCTGCGAAGATCGTCCGAATCGCCGCAGGCGTTTCGGACTACCGCGCCAAGAACAAACATCTGGCAAGCGGCAACGTCTATCGCCACCAAAGGAGAGTCGCTTTGCAGCATGTGGCGATGCCGAAAGGCAGTGAAGTTGGAGTGGAATCTTCCGAAGTCGCATCGACCTGCGTAGAAATCCCCTGCTCCGATGCGATCCCAAGCGAACGCTTGCCAAGCGTTCGCGAATGTAGGTGGCGATTCTGGCAACCAGAATCGCTTAAAATGCGACACTAACGCCCTGCTAGGGGAATCTAATGACCCATTAGGCAGGTGGGTGAT